ATCCTATATCCGCTGGTCTCAGCGGATTCTCTACTAACTCGGCTACAGGCCGAGTCTTTCGTCGTGTCATTTTTAAACAAAATGATCCCGACATCGTTCAATCAGTCTCACTTCCATGCGGCCAATGTATTGGCTGCCGTCTAGAACGCTCACGTCAATGGGCTATTCGTTGTATGCACGAAGCCCAATTACATGAACATAACTGCTTCATCACACTCACCTATGACGATACACATCTCCCAAGCGATCAATCGCTTCATTATCGAGACTTCCAATTATTTATTAAACGACTCCGAAAACGATACCCAACTACAAAAATTAGCTATTACATGGCTGGAGAGTATGGCGAAAACTTCGGCCGACCTCACTACCATGCCTGTATCTTCGGCCTCGACTTTCATGATAAAAAACTATGGAAAAGGACTTCCTCTGGTTCTCTCATATATCGATCCTCAGACCTTGAAACCCTCTGGCCATTTGGTTATTCCTCCATTGGAGATGTTAACTTCGAGTCAGCTGCGTACGTGGCTCGCTACATTATGAAAAAACAAACTGGCAAAGATTCCTTAAAAAACTATCAGTACTCTGATCTAACTACTGGGGAAATTATACAAATGACCCCAGAATTCAATAAAATGTCTCTAAAGCCCGCCATAGGGCTTAACTGGTACAAAAAATATAAAAATGATGTATTCCCACATGACTATGTCGTCTTACGTGGCAAAAAAATAAAACCTCCAAAATACTATAGCCAACTGTATAAAAACGACAGTCCTTATGAATACGAACAAATACTTGCACTCCGTGAAAACGGTGCTAAACTAAATTACGCAGACAATACTTATGAGCGACTTGCTGTTAAAGAGCAAGTAACACAAGCGAAACTGCGTAAACTTAAACGTACCCTCACTTAATAGGAATCCTCATGAAACTTATCCTTGCATCTGTTAAAGACCGTGCTGCTGACGCTTATGGCCGACCTATGTTCGTGCCTTCTTCTGGCGTCGCTATTCGGAGCTTCTCTGATGAAATCAATCGTTCTGATGCTGAAAATCAGCTTTATAATCATCCCGACGACTTTGACCTCTATGAGTTCGGAGATTTCGACGATAACTCTGGCTCCTTCAATCTTCATGAACAACCAAAATTACTTGCCCTTGGTAAACAAGTAAAAATTAATGCTTAAAACTAACCGCCTCAAAGGTATTATCTTTGGGGCGGAACTACTTAAAAGGTAAATAAAATGCATCGCAACCAATCGGTAAATCTTCATCAATTCACGATGATCCCAAAAGCGGACATACCTCGCAGCAAATTCGACTGTCAATCAACTCATAAAACTACTTTCGATGCTGGAAATCTTGTCCCTATCTACGTAGATGAAGTACTCCCTGGCGATACATTTAACTTAAATATGACGGCATTTGCCCGTCTCTCAACACCGCTATTCCCAATCATGGATAACATGGTTATGGATAGCTTCTTCTTCTTTGTCCCTAATCGCCTAATTTGGTCAAATTGGCAAAAATTTATGGGACAACAAGCAAACCCAGCTGATTCAATTAGCTATGTAATCCCACAACAAGTGTCACCTACAAGCGGATATGCCGTAGGCTCACTCCAAGACTATATGGGATTACCAACTGTCGGTCAGGTTACTGCCGGACAAACTGTATCGCACTGTGCTTTCTGGCCACGTGCATACAATCTCATCTGGAACGAATGGTTCCGTGATGAAAACTTACAAAATAGCGTTACTGTAGATACTGGCGATGGCCCAGATACAGTCGCTAATTACAATTTATTAAAGCGTGGAAAACGCAAGGATTACTTTACTTCTGCTTTACCTTGGCCACAAAAAGGAGCTAGTGTCACACTACCTTTAGGAACATCGGCTACAGTAAAAACATCTGCTAGTGAATTATTTACTGGCGTAGAACCACAATTATTAGTTCGTAGTGCTTCTACCGGCAACCGAGTTGGCGGTAATTCTTTAATGAACGCCGGTACTGATGGCTCTGTATTCCCTAGCGGAGCTGGTGCTGGTGTTATTTCTGGTTCTTTATATCCTACAAACTTATATGCTGATCTCACTACTGCAACAGCTGCGACAATCAATCAACTCCGCCAATCATTTCAAATTCAAAAATTACTTGAGAGGGACGCTCGTGGCGGTACTCGATATACTGAAATTATTCGTTCTCACTTTGGTGTTATCTCTCCTGATTCTCGTCTCCAACGTCCTGAGTACCTCGGAGGAGGTACGACTACTATCAATGTCAATCCGATCGCTCAGACAAGTGCGACAGGACAAACTGGCGCTACTACCCCTCTGGGCAACCTTGCTGCTATGGGTACTGCCCTGGCTCATAATCATGGATTTACTCAATCATTTACTGAACACGGCGTAATAATCGGTCTCGTTTCTGTTAGAGCCGATCTCACTTATCAACAAGGTCTCCACAAAATGTGGAGTCGTTCTACTCGATACGATTTCTATTTCCCAGCTTTCGCTACACTAGGCGAACAAGCCGTTCTCAATCAGGAAATTTATGTTACTGGAACTACTGCGCAAGACCAAGCCGTCTTTGGATACCAAGAACGCTGGGCTGAGTACCGATACAATCCTTCACGTATCAGTTCCTTATTCCGTTCTACTGCTGCTGGTACCATCGATCCTTGGCATCTGGCTGAGAAATTTACTTCTCTGCCTACTTTATCTAGCAGCTTTATCGTATCTAACCCACCTGTATCTCGGGTGGTCGCCGTTGGCGCTGCTGCCAATGGCCAACAATTTATCTTTGATTCTTTCTTTGACGTAAAGAAAGCTCGTCCAATGCCAATGTACTCTGTACCTGGCTTAATCGATCATTTCTAATGGGAATGTTCGACGGCATACTTAGTGCCGTAACTTCTCCAGTTGCATCTCTAGGCTCTGCCCTAGTGGGTGCAGCTGGCTCTTACTTTGGCACTACTAGTGCCAATCAAGCTAATACTGATATTGCTAACCAAGCAAATCAGCAATCATTAGCTAATCAACAACAAAACCAAGATTGGCTTGCCAATCAACGTGCAACTCAATATCAAACGGCCGTTACAGACTTAAAGGCTGCCGGCCTTAATCCCATGCTCGCCTATACACAAGGCGGAGCTGGAACTCCATCTTCTCAACCTGCCCAGGTGCATCTTCCTGCACCTCGGCAAAATGCGATGGGAAACGCTGTTTCATCAGCGCAACAAGGCGTTCAATCTATGAATGCCATACAAAATGCAGAGCAATCTCGTGCTCAAACTAATCTCATCGATGAACAAGCGAACCTGACCAGGGCGCAATATTTTAATACTCTCGATGAAAACCCTTATTTCAAAGGCAAGGCGGGTGCCCAGATAGCGCAAATGGAATATAACAATGCGCTTAGTAGACTTACTGGGGCTAATACTTCCCTTGCCAAACAAGCTTTTACCATTCAAGCTCCTGAGGCTGGTAAAGCTCAGACTAAATGGGGACAATTTATATCCCCATATATTAAAGATTTCACTTCGGCAGCTGGTGCTGTCAAATCTCTAGGAAAATAAAATGAAACCTACTGCTCCATTTTTACGAACCCCATATAATTACGATATGAATGCTGCGTCAAATGAGTCAGGGGTGGCTTGTGAGGAGCCATCTCTGGCTCAGCAGCATTTCAAAGACGAATGTGATATTAATAATATCCTTCGTCAATTCAATATTACGGGCTTACTGCCCGAAAACACTTTATCGCCTCGTTATGGCGATTTCTCAGGCATTGTGGACTATCACTCTGCCCTTAATGCCGTTATCGCTGCTGAGAGCGAATTTGAGGCATTACCAGCTCAATTAAGAGCTCGTTTCCAAAACGATCCTGAACAATTAATCAATTTCCTCGAAAATGACCAAAACCGCGATGAAGCGGTAAAACTAGGTCTTATAGACCCAATTCCACCTCTTGTGGAACAAAAAATCCCCGATAAAGTCGGGGAAAAAGGCTCCGAATAGGAGCCTCGCACAGTTACTCTACTTGATGTAACTGTGCTAGGTGACACCAAAACCCAAAAACCTACTAAATCAAGGTCAAATATGAAAATCTTACAGCGCAAGCATCTCAGTAAACATAAGCATGCCAAAACCTTTAGAAAACACGGACATAAGACAAAATCTCCTAATGTCCGTAACGCTCCCCAGCGTGGAGGCTGGAGACTCTAAAAAAGTCCCAGACCACCTCACATGGCCTGCTTTCATCCTATATCCGCTGGTCTCAGCGGATTCTCTACTAACTCGGCTACAGGCCGAGTCTTTCGTCGTGTCATTTTTAAACAAAATGATCCCGACATCGTTCAATCAGTCTCACTTCCATGCGGCCAATG